GCAACTACAGCAGAAGCACGTTCAGCGACAACTCGCTTGGGCAACTACACACAGATTTTCAAAAACGCCGTTGTCGTTCCTGACACCGACGAAGGTCTGGATAAAGCGGGTCGCGCACGCGAAATCGCCTACCAAACTTTGAAAATCGCAAAAGAGCAAAAGTTGGACATTGAAAAAGCATTGTTCGACAACAACGCTCGCGCGGCAGGTAACTCAACAACTGCTCGTGAATTGGCTGGCGCACCAGCATGGTTGACTTCAAACACCTCATTCGGTGCTAACGAAGGCGCAAACCCAACTGGTGACGGTACAAACGCGCGTACAGACGAAACAACAACTTTGCTGGCATTTGACCAGACACGTTTCGACACTGTTATGCAGTCAATCTGGGAAAACGGTGGCAACCCTGACACAGTTTATCTGTCAGCGTTCCAGATGAACAAAGCGTTGGCCTTCACAGGTAACAACAACCAGCGTTCAGCAGTACAAGCTGGCGATGAGCGTGTTATCAAATCCTTGGCAGTTTATGTAACTCCTTGGGGTACTGTTGAGTTCATGCCATCTCGCGAAAACCGTTCTCGCGACGTATTCATCATGCAAGACGATATGTGGGAAGTCGCAACACTGCGTCCAACCAAAAACGTTGCGCTGGCGAAAACAGGCGACAACACAACTCGCCAAGTTGTCACAGAACTTACATTGGTATGTAAGAACGAAGCTGCAAACGGCGGCATCTTTGACAACACAACATCATAATTGATGTGAGTTAAGGGGCGGGAAACTGCCCCTTTTCCTTACTTTTTGGAGAAAGTAATGAAAGTTCTTATTAAGTACCGCAGCCTATCCACCAGTAAAGGCATTATGAAAAACGGTGACATCGTTGATTTGCCGCGTGAAGAGATTGATAAAATTTTAGTTACCAAATCTCTTGCGATTGAGATTTTGCCTGAGTTACCGATTGCTGAGCCTAAGAAAGCGCCAGCAAAGAAAGCCCCTGTGAAGCGTAAGCGTGCGCGAAACACAGATGGCACTCTAAAGGGCGATGACCCATCCACACCAGACGTAAATGAGGCTTGGGAAGATGGCAAATTTATCAAATAAAATCAGCGAAAATATCACCTTTGATGGTGATAAGATGATTATCAAGAAAACCTATGACGCAACTGCGGCGCTGAATGATGCTGCCCATGCGCGCGAGGTTTCACCTAATGCATTCGCCTCAGACTACAAACACGTCGGCAATGTGGACATGGCATTGGTAAATATCTGGCTAAAAGAGGCTGGAGTGCAATGGACTGATACACAAGCTGTCAAAGATGTGATAAAAAGGAAGTTAATGAGTAACGAATACCAAGCCTTGAGAGTTTGGGAAGGTAAGTGGTAATGGACTTAAACTTTGACTTGATAAACGCAGTCGTGCAGTGGATCATCCTGCCTATTGCTGCATTCGTCTGGATTATCTATCAGCGTCAAGGCGATCACCACACCGATATTGCTGTTCTGAAAGCCCAGCATGAGGCCAATAAGTTGGCCCATGACCGTGAAATGAAAGAGATGAAAGAAACCATCAAAGCCATTTTCACCAAGCTGGATACAATAGAACAAGCCCTGAGAAAATGAGATGTTGCTGATATTGGTTCATGTGGTGTTTACGTTTGTGAACACACCGCATGGGCCAGCACCAGCAATAGTCTGCATTTATAAATCACCCGAAATAGAGTATGATGTACACATAATACAGCCGCCGTGGAAACCTTGTGCGGATTTTAGGAATGTGTGATGGCCATCTTAGAGAGCATAGCGGCAGCAAACGCTGCATATAGCGTGATAAAAACCGCGCTGGGCAACGGCAAGGAAACTGCTGGGCTGATGTCATCGATTGGCAAATTCTTGGCAGCAGAAGAAGATATTAAAGAGGCCGTCAAGAAAAAGAAAAGCAGCCCAATGACTGCAATCACTGGTGGCGATGAGGGTGACTGGGAGGAATTTCAGGCGCTTGAAAAGATCAACCAGCAACGCCAAGAATTGGAAAGTTATTGCCGCTTGTATGCCCCTGCTGGCACTTGGGATCGCTGGATTGCTTGGCAGAACGAGGCACGCAAACAGCGTTCCGCCGCAAAAAAAGCGGCGATAAAAGCGCAGCAAGAGCGCATGGAAAAAATACAGGTCGCCACGGGTATCATACTTGCCATCACGTTCGCCGTGCTGGGCATCTACTACTTGGGCGTTTACATGGAGAAATGGTAATGAAAGTAACACCAGAATGGCTGGACAAATGGCGCATTTGGCCGCGCATGATTATCACCCTGTACGGCATCGCGTTCTATAACACCACGGTGTGGTTCATGGAGTTGCCTGACCCCAGCAACGCGCAGGCTGGCTTTGTATCGGTGATCGTCGGCGCAGGCGCAGGGTTTTTCGGGATATACGTTAATGGTAAAAACACTCATACTATCAATCACACTACTAATAACTCTGAGCGGCTGTAGCAGTGGTGCTTTGTCTTTACTTACTGGCGGTGGCCCTAATGTTGCCGCCAACACACAGGTGGGAAAAGAGAACTACCAAGGCGTTACAACAAACGTAATAACGCAGCCTGAGTTACGCCCAGAGGGGCCAGTTGATACGGCAATCCAAGACAACAGCACAAACACAAACATTCCATTCTGGTTTTTGGTTTTGTTTGCGCTGGGCTGGCTGGCACCTAGCCCACAGGAAATAGGGCGTGGGTTTTATAATTTACTTGCAGCAATAAGGAATAAGACATGAGCTTCAAACTATCACAGCGCAGCCTAGATCGACTGGAAGGCGTGGATGATCGCCTTGTGGCAGTCGTTAAATACGCAATCGCCGTCACCAAAGTAGATTTCGGCGTAACATGCGGACTACGCACAATCGAGGAGCAGCGCGAGCTGGTCGCCAAGGGCGCATCTCAGACAATGCGCAGCAAGCACATTGATGGTCATGCTGTTGACTTGGCGGCCTACATTGGATCTCGCGTGTCGTGGGAATTGTCGGTCTATGATGACATTGCAGATGCGATGAAAGAGGGTGCGCAGCAAGTCGGCCTGCCGATCCGCTGGGGTGCAGCATGGAACATCCCCGACCTACGCGAATGGCAAACTACATCTGAGGCTGCAATGAACCACTACATTGACACACGCAGGGCAGAAGGCCGTCGGCCATTTATCGACGCGCCACACTTTGAGATAGCATCATAACGTCATAACGTCATGGATATATCTAACATTGATGTGGGGCGTGCTGGTGAGTTTCTGGTAATGTCCCGCCTGTCGGCGCTGGGCTACTATGTAGTCCACTCAGATAGCTATAGCGACGATGTATGGATAAAGCTGCCAGACGGCAAGCTATACACCATACAAGTAAAAACAGTCACTGAGCATAAGAAGCGCGGCGTAAGGTCTGGCCAAAAATACACGTTTGTATGCAAATCCAGCGCAGCCGATTTTTTTGCGCTGGTGGCGCTAGATCAGGAGCGCATCATGTACAAAACCCACCAGCAGTTCAGTACTCAGACGCTGCGGGTTCATAGAGACAAATTCACAAGGGAGGCTGAACACGACAGCCTCCTTTTTTGTTTAGACCAAGTTGCGGATGTCACCACGACTAATGCCGATGTCGTGTAATTCACGGTCTGACATTTTATAAAGCTGGGCTTGGGCGATTTCTCGCTCATGCTTCTTGGCGTAGTACGCTGCAACGCGTTCGAAATATTTAATAATGCGGTTCATAATGTTATCCTGCGGTTACACGCACGCTTTATATCACATGCTGCAATGCAGAATTATTACAAAATCGGAATACCCGCTATGCTTAGTGTATTAGACCTGTCACGCCTGACTTGCTTTCATTTAACTGGCCGAAACGAAAGCTGGTGCAGCCTCGCCTACAAGTCACAGGATCGGCATCGTGGCTGGCGTTTGTTCGTCAAAGTGATGGGCGAAAAACATTGTGAAAAAAGTTACATTCACCACAATAAACCTATTGAACCTGACGCATGATTTGGTAAAACAGCATCCGAGGGGCGTTTCCGCTACAACACTAACCAACGCAAATCACGGGTATTGCCGAGGCGCGGTTGGACGCACGCTAAAAGACAAGATTATAGTCCGATGATCTAATCTATAATCTGCGCCCCTCACGAACACCGTGGTTTTTGTGGTATCCACATTCTATCTCAGCATTTTTTCTTGCTAATACAGCATCACTTTTGTTATCGAACCGACCAAGCGTAAGCCTTTTGCCGTTCACTTTAATTTGTGCGCACCATTTCCCGCGCGTTGCGGAAAAATACACACCTATAACCCCAGACGTATTATCTGACGGTAATTTTGTATTTTGTAGATTTTGGGCGTGTGTGACTTCACGCAAATTTGTAATGCTGTTGTCTGATCTGTCCCCATTAATGTGGTCTATGTAATCTGGGCAATACCCATGGACTATCGTAAAAATAATTCTGTGAGAAAAAAAGGTTTGTCTATCTATCCCAACTTGAAGATAACCGTGCTTGGTAAGCATTCCAGCACTTTTACCAGCTAGTCTAGCGTTGACTATTTTATGAGCTGTATCTGTCTTAAAATGCGATCTTGGCCGCGGTTTCCATATTAATGCCCCGCAGTTCTGATTGTAGTCAAAGCATTGACGTAAATATTCGGCTGATGGTAATTGTTTTCTATTCATGGCGACACTCCTTTTGTCTTTGTCGTCGTGGTGGGCGCGGTGCTGCAACGCCGCGTCCGTTCATTCTGCCATTTATTTATGGTGGATGCAACCACATGAACTATAGTCCGATGATCAACTATGTTCGCGCCCCTCACGATATTCATATATCTATATTGCATCGCAGCACTCCCCGCGCTGGAAGTCACAGCAGTCGCAATAAATCACATGCCGCGAGATTTCCTCAGAATATGGGCATGGGTGCGTTTCTTGCTTACCCTTGCACTTGTCCTCTTCGTGGAATTCAAGGCAGCTCTCGCAGTATTTTTCTTCATAATTCATCATTCTTTCTCCTTGATGTTGCGGCCCCGCGCATTACATGCACTACAGGGCCAGTGGTATTTGTTTCACATTTTTAATGTTGATCCGTTTTACGATAATTGAACACTGGCCTGTTTTTCCTACCTTGACTTCGGCTTAATCAAATCATCACGCGGCAGACTTTGGCTCTCGATATTGTAGTCAATCTGCGTAATCGTGATGCACAGGATGTTTGCGATTTGCTCTTTGGTATATCCATCCTGCATTAGGCAATTTATGGCCCACGCTCGAATGTTCACTTTCTTGCCCGTTGGCTTAGGCGCAGGCTTTTTGACAGGCTCAGGCTGTAGCAACTTTCGAACGTATTCAGGATTAGCCTGCAATTTCATCATGGCACCCAGCTCTGTCTGGGTCGGTGGTCGGCCATACATCTTGGTGAATGTGTCTGTGACGTTTACCATTTGTCTATCCCGTATCGTCTAATCCAGTCTGAAACGGCCTGCCTGCTGATTTTCAGGTGCGCAGCAATGTCGCTTAGCTTTGCGCCGTTCCGCAGCATATCGCGGATGATGCGTGCTTTCTTGGGCAGGTCGCCTGCTGGGAATTGCCTTAGCCCCTCTGCCGCCAGAATGCGCGACAGAGCGTACTTAGACAGCTTCAAGTCTTGCATGATGTGGTGAAATTTATCCCCAGCACGAAAGCGCCGTGCAGCCTCTGCGTGCTGCTCTGGGTCAATCTCTACAGGCTGGCGCCCGCCATTTTGGACAGCTTGCTTGCCTGTGGCGGTTTCCATGCCCCACACCTTGGTGGCGCGTTTGTTTTCCATATCAGCGAATTTAGGCATGTGGCGGATCATCAAATCTTCATAGACGGGCGAAAAATGGTCAATCATTTATCCAACCCCAAGTTGCGCTCCAGCATATCCAGCAAGGTCAGGCACTCGCTGCTGTCGTGATGGCGCAGACTATTACTTGCCTTCTGGTCTAGCCGCATGACCTCAATCTTGCGGCGCAGGCGCTTGATGATCTGCTGCACAGTTTCGATCTTACTAGCATCCATCAGGGTTGCGGGTTCTAGGTTCCATTTTGCCATTATTCTGCTCCCTGTGGTCTTAGTTTCGGCACCAAAGACGTACACAGATATGTGCAATCTGTGTCGTGATTAATCGGTGTCCAATCGTTATCGTCAAACCCTTGGCATTGCGGTGCGTGATCCCAGATGTCGTATTGTACTACAAATGCAATACAATCATTGTATGACCTGAATTGCATCGCCGCCACATAGGTGTTGCTGGCGCTACTTGGGGCCGCTGAAATCACACTCAGGGCGCTCGCCATAAGAAGTATAGCCTTGTTCATTTTGTAACTCCTCAATTGCATATTTATAGTTCTTGATGCGCATCTCGATATGGCATAGTTCCTCGCTGACCCAGCTTGGCCGTACGCCACAGTATTTGCTCAGCAGATCCTGAAACTCTTGCTCTGCGCGTGTCAGGCATCGCTGGAAATGTTCTATGCTGTCGGTCATTTTGCTTTCCTCTTTATCCATAGCAACTTGCCAGACTTTGTGTAGACATGAATCGGCAAGTTGTATTCTTTCGCTGCCTCTAAGGCATCGGCTCTTGATTGGTAGTATGATTTATCACCAGCACTGCGCTCAAATTCATCAACTGGCATAACTCCCCATTGCTCCCAGTCTGGATGGTAAAAGATTTCAATATTTATCATTACTCACCCTCACTTATTTCGCCGCCAATGGCAGCATATCCAGCAGCATCTAGCCATGAATCCAGATGACGCGGGTTCCCTTTAATGCGCGCTACCTTCAGCAGCATCATCATGGCGCATACGTCATGTTCCGTGATGTCACCCCCTAAGTATGCTGACCACATTTGCGCAATCGTGCCAAAGCTATCCTCTGCGCCGCCATGCGTAGCTGCGCGATCCATAGTGATGATGTGTTTTGCTGTATCTAATATGTCTTGTCGTTTCAAAACGGTGGCTCCTCATTTGGTGTTGTTGGTGTCCACACAACGCGGACACCGTGCATTTGATATATGAAATCAGTTAGAATTGATGACCACATTGTGGGCCTCATCTAAAGCACGCAAGCGCTTGAACGCTTCCTCTGCCATTTCGCTGACATTCTTATCTGCGGATATACGCCCGTATATACGGAGCGTATCAATAGCAGCCTCAACCTCTAACGCAGCTTGGTTGTACTTTTCAAACTTAACTTTTGTCATTTTAGCCTCTTTTTGTTGTTGACTGGTATCAAAGTAATTGCTAAAAGATACCAAGTCAATAAAAAAATTAACACTGAAAGGAAAATAAAATGGCAGCAACAAGGGCTACAGTTATTCGATTGCGTGAAGAAGTTCACGCAGCAATGGATGTTCTGAAAGATCGCACGCGAATCAGCAAAAGCGTTCAGGCAGAGGAAGCAATCAGAGAATACCTAGCAAAGCGCGGCATTGTTATTGAACAGCCAGAGGTTGACTGATGGTAAATTCGCGTAATAAGGGCGCAAGTTTTGAAAGAACCATAGCGAAGATGCTATTCGATGAACTTGGCCTAAACGCTAAGCGCGACATAGAACAGTATCGCGCAGCAGATCATGGTGACATTATATGTGACGATGACAGCTGGCCTTATGTGATTGAGTGCAAGCGTTATGGCGGCAAGAATTTCACATTTCAGGCTGAATGGTGGCGGCAGGTAGAAAAGGCGGCTAATGCTGCTGGCAAGGAACCCGTGCTTATCTATAAGTATGACCGTCAGCCAATCACGGTGGTAATGCGCTTAGCGCACATAATGAATGACGGCGCACATCATGAGGAGCTTGTGCGTATGGATTGGGATGCTTTTGTATATATCGCAAGGGAGAATTGGGATGGATAAAGAAAGTTTAATTAAGTTTGGCCCAAGCAACACTGGGCATTCGCTTGGCGATCTAAGTCAAGTTGTGGCTTGGTGGGCCTTAGATGGTGATAATGTCAGGCTTGAATATGAGGATGGAACGGAAAAATACATCGTCTGCAATCATGATATTTTCCGCAGATTTTTCGACACACATCTAAGATCAAGATATGAGGGTGGCAATGATAGAGATTAACACAGAGCATATGCGATGGAAGCGCCCCCTCAGAGCAGTGTGTGGCGATAGCGTAAAATTCAGGGACAACATCCAAAACTTTCGCAGAGTTGGGTTTTCCATTGAAAGAAATGGGTATCCATTACTCGAAATTTCTGGGTCACATGCACAAGACATGCTGATTGCCTTTTTGAATGATGCAACGGACTTTCACTTAAAGCAATTCATGAAGGGCATACAGGAAGAATTAGATATTCGAGAGTCGCGCAGGGAGCGTAAAGAATGACACACATTGACTATGAGATGTCCAACGAGGACTACCACAACAAGGAACTGCATCCGCACATCAGTTCAAGCGATGTAAAGGAAGTAGCGAAAACCAGCCCATTACATTGGGCATTAAAACAAGGTAAGCCACGCAAGGAAACACCTGCAATGCTGAAAGGCACTTGCATTCATGCGCTGATCTTAGAGCCTGAGAAAGACCTAATCACCACATATGATGGCATTCGGCGCGGCAAGGAATGGGACAAGGCGAAGGCCGCAGCGGATAAAGCTGGCAAGGTAATCGTCAAGCCTGCTGAGCTGGATGAATACAAGGAAATCGCAGCGGCAGCATTCGAGACTTGCCCAGAGTTACACGAATTTATCAGCCAACCAAACTTTGTGGCGGAAGCAAGCATATTTACGCAATGCGATGTCACTGGGTTAAAAATCAAGGTTAGACCTGATGGCCTGCTCATGCCGCAAGAAAAGGGCGAGAAGGCAATCGTGCTTGACGTAAAGACAACTGTTGACGCAAGCCCAGAAGGGTTCCCGCGACAAATCAACAAATATGCGTATAGCATTCAAGCGGCGTTTTACATGAATACCTTGCGTTGCGCTGGCATTCCCTGCGACACATTCATATTCGCAGCGGTAGACGGCGAAACAGGCATAACGGTTCTACATGAACTATCTGAAATGTACCTCAAATATTCTGAAAATCAGATGTATGAGGCCATGCATAAACTTGCGGAAGCTAAAGAAAGCGGCAAGTTTGACACGGGCTGGTCAGGCGTGAATACTGTCCACCTACCATCTTGGCTATCAAGTGACGATAGCCACCCATTTTAAGAGAGGGAAAACCTATGAAAATCACAAACCAAGGCGAAATTTTCGACAACGTAACGGTACGCTATCCGCGTATCAATCGCACATATCGGTTCGACAGCGTAGAAAACAAAACCGTGCCATGCGATGCGCTAGAAGATGGTGCAGCATATGAGTTAAGTTTTGAACTGGACAAAGCTGGCGCGATTGAATTGCACAAGCGCTGCATGGAAATCTACAATGCGGCAGCAAGTGCAGACACAAAGCGCAAATGGAAAGAAAAGCCGCAATACCTGCCATACCGCGAACCAAGCGAGGAAGGCCAGCCATTCATGGTAAAGGCCAAGCTAAAGGGTGCATATGGCGCAGATAAAACACGTCCACCGATGCAGAAAGATGCGCAGCGTAAAGACCTGCCAGAGGATTTCATGCTAACATCTGGCAGCAAGTGCAATGTATGGGGTGTTTTATTCGCGTATAACACAGGCGCAGTATCAGGCGTATCTTTCCGCTTGAAAGGCGTACAGGTGCTAGAACTAGCTGAGATGCAAGGCGGGGATGATCCATTCAGCGAAACATCAGGTTTCACAGGTAATGCGTCAAGCACGCCAAGCGCGGCGGAAAGCGATCCATTCGGGTTGCCACCTGCCAAACCTGCTGCACCTGCGGCTTCACTTGAACTAAGCGACGAAATTCCGTTCTGACAAATACCCTTTTTAATTAAATCAATGTCTGCTATGGTTAGTGCATCTACAACAGACAAGGAGTTGATTAAATGAAAATCTGCAAAAAGTGCGGGGCTGAGAAGCCCCTCACAGAATACTACAAGCACAAAGGCTTTGCGGACGGGCATCTTAATAAGTGCAAGGATTGCGCGAAGTCGGATGCCAGAAAGAATAGGGACGACAAATTGGAATATTACCGTGAATATGACAGGATGCGTCACAGAGATGATCCAGAGCGTAGGGCATATAGCCATGCGCAATCTGCGGCTTGGCGTAAAGAAAATCCAGAACGTCATGGCGAGCTTGTCAGGTCTTGGCAGGAGCGCAACCCAGAAAAAAGATCAGCCCATATCAAGGTGGGTAATGCGATCAGGTCTGGCAAGTTAATCAAGGGTTTATGCGAAGTCTGCGGATCAAGCAAGGTGCATGCGCACCATGATGACTACAGCAGGCCCCTTGACGTGCGCTGGCTTTGCCCTGAACATCACAGTTTAGAGCATAGCACGCGGAAGTAAAAAAATGCCCCGCATGATAAGTGCGGGGCAGTTATTTCCTACAGGGAGAACGTAGGAGAGACAAAAAAGAGGCGAACCAATGAAAGGCTCAACAACATGGTACAATATAATGGGTTTGACAGCAATAGCAACACAGCATCTTGGGATAGCTACGCGCAATCTATCATCACCCAATATAATCTTAAAAAAATCTCAAACGAATATCATGGGGCTTGCCCAAATTGCGGCGGCAAGGATAGGTTTTGGATCAACAATCACCAAGGCGAAGTCAAAGTAAATTGCAGGCAATGCCAGGACTGGAAAAGGATAATTGATATAATGCGGCAAGATGGACTATACCCCGAATTTAATCCGCCTAAAAATCAAGATGACCCAAAGGTTTACGATTTTCCAGAGGTAAACAATGAACATCCATACCTTGCCCGCAAGAAAATTAAGCAACACAATGCTGAGATTGACGGGCCTGACCTAAGCATTCCCATTATCGACGCAAAAGGAAAGCGCGTAGGCACGCAATTCATCGATGAAACAGGCAGCAAAAAATTCAGCTATCAAATGCCAGTCACAGGTAATTTTTCAGTTATCGGCGGTAAAATCACAGACTTTGCATACATAACCGAAGGCTGGGCCACAGCGTGTAGCGTACACGAGGCCACAGGTAAACCCGCCGTATTCGCGCTAAACGCGGGCAATATCCCAGCGGTCTGCGAGGCATTACAAGCAGCCAGACCCAATGCAAAGCTAATCATAGCTGGGGATAACGACGAAGCGGGTCGCAAGGCATGCCAGAAAGCATTTGACCTATGTGGCGTAGAACATGTTTTACCTGAGCGAGATGGTAACGACTGGAATGACGTATGGATAGCACGCGGCCCTGACGCAACACGCAAACTATTACAGCCGAAAAACGTGCTGGACGATGTGGTTTTCCCAAACAACGCAGTAGCGCAACTATCGGCAAACTATATCATAAAGAACTGGCTATCGCAGAATAACCTAAGCGTAGTCTATGGCGCGTCTAACGTAGGCAAATCATTTTTCGCGCTAAGCCTAGCCTATCATGTGGCGGCAGGTATGGAATTTTTCGGCAATAAGGTAAGACAGGGCAGCGTGCTTTACCTGGCGGCGGAAGGCGGCATGGGCTTTCACAATCGACTTGTTGCGCTGCGCGAGAAGTACCACAAAGACAGCGATAAAACCATTCCGCTGGCATTACTGCCTAGCCCGATCAATCTATATGACGCTGACGAAGATATAGCTAAGGTGGAAAAGCTAATCCAAGAAATCAGTAAAAAATACGGCAAGGTATCCATGCTGGTAATCGACACATTAGCACGCGCTACAGCAAGCGGCACATTCGACGAAAACGATAACAGCATGATGTCGCGTTTCGTGGCAGGTCTCGATCGCATCCGAGAGGAAACTGGCGTACACATCTTATTGGTGCATCACAGCGGAAAAAACGCACAAAACGGTAGCAGGGGCGCAAGCTCGCTCAAGGCGGCCTGTGATGCTGAGATTGAGCTAACGTTTGACGAGGATACGCGCATTCGCACGGCACGAGCAACAAAGCAGCGGGACATGGAAACAGGCGCGGAACTACCATTCGTGCTGGAAGCCGTAACGCTTGGCCAAGATGAGGACGGCGATGATGTTGTGACATGTGTTATACGCGAGGCTTCCGACAGCGAAATGGAAGAAACACACAAGCCACGCATTAAGGGTAAAAATCAAAAGCTATTCAAACAGGTGTTTTACCAGTTGCGCGGCGAGGGCATTGGTGGGCCAAATCCTGCTGGCACGGGCTGGCCTGAGCCAAGGTCTTTCTGGTGCATTGATGAGGCAATCATCAAGGATCACTTCAAGGGCAAGTTGGTGGGGGCGTCCAATCCATCACAGACCTATAAGCAGGCCGTTGAGGCACTTGAGGGCGCGGG